AGATCAAGAGCAGCTATTTCTGTTACGGATTCAGGTGGAGATGGAAGTCTAGGTTATAACAATAGTTCAGGAGTAATTACATATACAGGACCATCCTCTGCTGAAGCAAGAGCACACTTTAGTGTAGCTAGTGGTTCTGGATTAACTTATAACTCTGGTACAGGAGAGTTTGGAACCAGTGCAATACCAAATGGACAGTTAGCTAATTCATCTCTAACAATTGGAAGCACAAGTGTTGCACTTGGAGCTACTCAAGGAACCTTTGCAGGATTAACTTCTTTAGCTTCAACAACTTTAATAGCAGGTACAGAAGACGCAGCAAATGCTATTGAAATTGGTAGTGGAAATATTATATTTGAAGGCTCAACTGCAGATGCAAACGAAACTATATTAACAGCTGCAGATGCAACAGGTGGAGATAAAACTCTTACATTACCAAATGAAACAGGAACTGTATTATCAACTGCATCTTCAATTGCTAACAGTAATCTAGCAAACTCAGCTGTAACAATTGGAAGCACAAGTGTTTCTTTAGGTGCTACTCAAGGAACCTTTGCAGGACTTACATCTTTAGCTTCTACTACATTAGTTTCTGGTACAGTCGATGGGGCTAATTCTATAACTCTTGCAAGTGGAAATATTACATTTGAAGGCTCCACAGCTGATGGTAATGAGATAATATTTACAGCAGCAGATGCATCAGGATCTGATAAGACAATAACTTTACCAAATGCAACAGGAACTGTTGCATTGTTAAGCACATTAAGTATTGCTTCCGGATCAGGTCTAACTTACAATTCGGGTACAGGAGAATTTTCAACCAATGCTATTCCTAACGCCCAGCTTGCAAACAGTTCTGTTACTGTTGGTAGTACTGGCATTGCCCTGGGCGGTAGTGCTACGACGCTTACTGGTTTATCTTCTATAACATCCAGTGCTATTGTAACTAATGACAATGGATTCAGAGTCAGAGATAATTCAGATAATACAAAACAATTAGCTTTTGAGTGCTCAGGAATAACTGGAAGCACTACAAGAACATTAACTATTCCAGATGCGAATGGAACAATTGCGACTCAGGCTTATGTAAATGCTCAGATTACTGCTGAGGATTTAGATGTACAGACAGACTCTGGTAACTTTGATGTTGATCTAAACTCAGAAGCTTTAATACTTACAGGTGGAACTGGAATTGATTCAAGTGGATCAGGAACTACAGCCACTTTTGCAATAGATGCGACAGTTGCAACTCTTACAGGATCACAGACTCTTACAAATAAAACTCTTGCTTTTGGAAATAATACAGTTTCTGGAACTCTAGCTCAATTTAATACTGCTGTTACAGATGCAACTTTTGTTTCTACAACAGGATCTGAAACTTTAACTAACAAAACTTTAACCAGTCCTGTATTAAACACAGGATTAAGTGGTACTGCTTTCTTAGATGAAGACAACATGGCTAGTAACTCAGCCACTAAGGTTGCATCTCAACAGTCAATTAAAGCTTATGTAGATGCTCAGATTACTGCAGAAGATTTAGATGTAGCAACTGACTCAGGTAACTTTGATGTTGATTTAGATTCAGAATCATTAACGCTCACTGGTGGAACTGGAATAGATACAAGTGGATCAGGAACTACAGCTACCTTTGCAATAGATAGCACAGTCACAACTCTTACTGGAACTCAGACTTTAACTAATAAAAGTTTGACTGCACCAGTGTTAACAGGATCTTCTGCTTCAGCTGGAAGTATTGTTTTTAAAGAGGATACAGACAATGGAACTAATTCAGCAACTCTTAAAGGACCAGCTGCAACAGCTGATGTAACTCTTACCTTACCAGCTTCGGATGGCACGGTAAGCACAGAAAGTTTTGCTACCGCAATAGCAGTGGCTTTAGGATAGTATTATGGCAACCCAAGTACAATTTAGAAGAGGAACAACCGGTGAACATTCTGCTTTTATTGGAGCAGTAGGTGAAGTAACTGTAGATACTGAGAAAAAAGTTGTTTGTGTTCATGATGCAGCAACACCAGGTGGGTTTCCCTCCTTATTAGAAGATGCAAGTAATTCTTCATTACCTGCTACAGGAAGTTTAAATCCTTGTGCATTAAAATTTTCTGGAGATGTTGATACAGGTATTTTTAGTTCAGGAGCAGATCAAATAGGACTAGCAACTGGAGGAGTTGCAAGGCTTACAATAGATTCATCTGGTGTGGTCACTCTTGGAACTGCAGGTAGTAATCCAGGTAACCTTATTGTTACAGGAAACTTAACTGTTACCGGAACTTTTGCTTCTACTGACCAACTCGCTCTCATACTAGCTTTAGGATAATATGGCAAACACCTTTAAAATAGACACTAAGTCGAGTGTTGTTACAGATGCTGTTGGTAACTCTAACGCTAACGTTGTAACGGCTGGAGGTTCAGCAACTTTAGTTCTTTTAAGTTGCTTAGTTTCAAACAAGACAGGAGCAAGTGCTCAGGTTGATGTTTATTTAGTAACAAATACAGGAGATGATGTTTATATAATAAGGAACGCTCCAGTTCCTGCAGGATCATCATTAGAAATAATAAGTGGATCAAAAATAATTATGGAGTCAAGTGATGTTCTGCGAGTAAGAACAGGAACGGCAACTGCTCTGGATGTAGCTGTAAGTTACCTAGAACAGACTTAAGGAGGTATAACACATGGCTCTTAATCAAGTTGGTTTAGAAAGACTAGGTGATCCAGTTACTAAAAAGATTGGTACAAGTAAAAATTTAGTAATCAACGGAGCTATGCAAGTGGCTCAACGTGGTACATCATCTACAACTAATGGGTTCCAAACTGTTGATAGATTTAATATGAATGCTTCTGGTACTGATGAAGCACCTACACAATCTCAGGTTGATGTAAATTCAGGTGATTCTGGAGATAATCCTTTTGCAAAAGGTCTTACAAAAGCATATAGAATCACAAATGGAAATCAAACAAGTGGTGCTGGTGCTGCTGACAGAATACGTTTTTACCAAATAATTGAAGCACAAGACATGAGACATAGTGGCTGGAATTATACTTCAGCATCTAGTTATGTCACATTATCTTTTTATGTAAAATCTAGTGTTTCACAGAATTTTTTCTTTAGATTAACTTCATCAGACGGAACAGGTCAAAGTTATGTTATGGAAACAGGTACTTTATCTGCTAATACATGGACAAAAATTACAAAAAAAATTCCTGGAAATTCAAATCTACAATTTAATAATGATAATGGTCAGGGTCTTTTTATTGTTCTTGTTCCTTTTAGAGGTACTGATAATACAGGCACTAGACCATTAAATGCTTGGGCAACTTTTGATGGTGCTACTCTATATCCAGATATGGCATCTACATGGTACACAACAAATGATGCAACATTTGAAATTACAGGATTACAATTAGAAGTAGGCAGCGTGGCAACAGATTTTGAGCATAGGTCATTCGGTCAGGAGCTTGCTTTATGTCAGAGGTATTTTCAATTTATTGGGAAAGAGGGTACTAATGCAGCTTTAGCTGCTGGTTTTACTACAACAAATACCTTTTTTGGTTATGGTTGTTTACCAGGAGGGGAAATGAGAGCAGCACCAACTATTGCTGTAGATGGAACTATGTCACATTTAGGATATACACAAACTGCTGTAGGTGCTGCTGCTTCATCTTTTAATAATATAGGCAGTGGCACAAAAACATTTTCCTTACAAATATCATCAAGCACTACTACAACAAATCTTAGTGGGGCTTATGCTCGTATGTTAGATGCAGCTTCAGCTTTAACTTTTGATGCGGAACTTTAATTATGGCAATTACTTATCAACTAGCAAATTTTGAAGGACAGCTTGTTGCTATTCAAAGAAAAATAGATGGAGTATTTGATTCAAGTATTCCATTAGATGAAGCAAACACCGACTACCAAGAGTACCTTGAGTGGGCAAAGACAAACACAGCCGAAGCTGCTGATACAGAAACATTAACTTGGGATAGTATCAGAGCTACAAGAGATCAGATATTAAGAGATACAGATTGGACAATGACAACAGGTGCTTCTGTTGATCAGGCACAGTGGGCTGCATATAGACAAAACATAAGAGATATTCCTCAAACTTATTCAGGTAAAAC